ATTGTCGTTGTATCTGCCGTATCTGTCTCAGGATCGATTATCAATACAGTTGTAGAATTATAAGGAACACAATATATTTTACCATTTGGCGCGAGGCACGCGCCAATCCATTTGTATGTGTCACTGCTTAATCCGGTGATTGTTGTGGTGTCCCCAACGTCCCAAATCGGCTGATATGTCTGTAAATCCTTAAAATACGTCAATTCGTTCTGAACTTGCTGCAATTGCTGCGCGGTATTCACTGCCGCGATCTTTGTCCCAATTGGCCATTCACGAGCAGCACCAATTGTTGCAGTTGCGCCAACCCCGCGCGTTACTGTAAGATTGCCCGCACCTGTTGCTGCGCTTATGCCTGTGATCCTTACAGTTTCAGGATAGGTATAATCTGCGTTATCCGGCCCTAAAACAGCTAATACAGGATTTATTGCTGATACGTTTGTATATGCCCAATCTGCCGGAATAAAATACTCGCACTTATCCACGCCGATTGTTGTTCCGCCAGATGCAAGAGGATCATTTGTTGTCGTTGCCTCTGGGCTGTTCTGGATCGGCGGATAGTACCTATTGTTTTTACCAATCATTTTTATTAATCTCCTCAAATATGTCTATCTCTACGCGATACGATCACTTTCACAGTGCGTGCGCTTTCTGAATCTTCATAACTGATACTGTTATCATCTGGTAAAATCATAGGAAAATCACCTGTAAATTTATCAATTGCGTTTGCACCGTCAAGCTTCACGGTATATTTTTCACCGTCAATACATACAGTCTCACCGACTGCAAGCGCGCCGGAATAAACCATACTAATGATTTTATAAATCTTATCTATAATATCGGCAGATGAAAGCGACTTTGCAATGCCGGAAACATAAAATATACTTTCTGCCGCACAATTGCCGGAAGAAATAGTATCTGATTCAACATTGCAATACAGCACGCTGCCGAAATCATCCCTGTTGTGAGGTTGAGTATTGAATCCGCTGCGCACGTTATTAAGTTCGTCAATTATGCGTGTGAATACTTGTTCGGAAGAACTAACTGAACTGGCGCTTCCGGAGGTTGTGAACTCAAACGTATCCCCGTAACTATCGGAGTTAAACGGTGTGCGGTTAAATCCACCAATCGAGCGCCCAAATACCATTAAATACTCTCCCGCTTTAGGTGGCTATCGAGATCCCCATCTGCGATCTTTATCACAATGCCCGTTACCGCATTCCGCGCGGTTGCAAGCTCAAATACCTCCAGCATATTCCCGGCAGTAAGCGCGTCATATGTTGCGGCGTGTGTTATTTCACCCCAATTTGCAGTCGCTTCAGGGAATGCAATTTCACCGTCGTTGTCATCAGTATATTCATTTGTTCCGCTCGTTACACCTGCCCACGATACCGCCTGTCGCGCATAACTTCCGCCAGACACTTCTGTACCTGTCGAAAGTGGATTGCCCACAAACAGCGCCAGATATGTGCTTGGCGGCGTATATGTTGCTTCATTGTGTATATGTTTAAGCACTTTATCAAGCAGATAATCACTCATTCCTACGTATCCCATTATTATATCTCCTGTTCAATTTTAATCGTAAATCCATCTATTTCTGCCGCGCCCACGTTTTTTATACAGATTGTGGCGGGCGTTGCCACAGTCCCGATGCTTGTTACTGTCATTGCCCCGCCAGACGTTGTGATTGTTGAGTAATCATATTCCTCATCAGTTTCATATGCAAAAGGATCATCTGAAATTAACTCAAGCGTGAAATCAGAAACGCCTGCCCATTTCCGGTCAAATGGAATCTGTCCGGAATACCTGACAAGATAATACTTGTCAGCATCATCATCAAAGACCAATTTCAGCGTTTTAGGTCTGCCATATGAATCTGTGAGCGCCTTTGCAAATGTCCTGACAAGCGCATCAAGCGCGGCAGCGTCTGCGCACCTGTCAAAAAAACAAGGCAGTGAGAATATTCTCACGCCAAGTTCTGAATCGATCCAATAATCCCCGGTGCGCCCAAGCACCGACACCGCGCGATCTTTAGTGCCTGGCAGGATCGGCTGATCCGGACCGTGTCTCATTGTGATGCCATAATCACTTATAGCAACGCCGTTTAATGTAAATCCGCCATTGTCTGTCATAGATTCATACCTCGTGCGCGATTCTTACGATCAATCATATTATAAAGCTCTTTTGCAAGCAGATTTATATCCTGATCGTTTCTCACTGTCATTTTATCAACGTTTATATTGATCTCAGTATTATTATTTGTTGCGGCAGATCCTATAGAATTGTCAGTAACATTCTGCAATTTGTCAAGCGGAATCACCGCTTCCGGTCCAGCTTCACCAATTACTGCAAGTGTCGGACTTGATACAATGCCGCCTTTGGCAAGCATTGGTATCTGTGGAATATTAAATCCCCATTCCATACCGCCAATAATAGGCACATAATCCGGAACATCAAAACTAAGGACATTAAGCCCGCCGATGAAGTCATTCATAACAGAAATTATGGAATTTACCACAGATTTAATTGAATTATAAATTCCTTCCCATATATTGGATACGCCGCTTGCAAGTGTGTTAAATACACCTAATATCTTGTCTTTGAATGAATTTATCCCTTTAAATATAATATCAGTATATGTCTTTGCAACGTCCGCCATTGACTCAAACGCGCCTTTAAAATCCCCCGAAACAAACGACTTTGCTGCGCTTCCAATGTCGCCAAACATAGATTGGTATTCTTCCGGGAGCATCTCAACAAACGGCGACATTATGCCCTCAGCAGTATCAATTGCATTTACAAACGTGCCTGACATATCAGAAGCCCAATTTGACGCGCCGTCCGATATGCCGGACCACGCATTTGAGAACATATCGCCAAGTCCGTCAAGCGCACCGCCCGCGGTTTCTGAGATTGTATCCCACGCGCCAGACAGGAAACCTGATATTTCATCCCAATGTCCTGTGATCACGCCAAGCGGCGTCCAAGACCAGATCGTCTCAAGCGCGCCTTTTGTGTCTTCGCCGTCACCAACAAGCGCTGACCAAATGCCCGACACTGTATCCGATACTGCTTCCCAGACATCGCCGAAGAATGAAACTATACCTGACAGAACATCCATCGCCGCGCCGAATATATCAACGCCATCAACTGCGCCTGAAATCCAATCAGTAAATACTGATACTGCGTTTGAGATTACATCAAAAATACCAGTTATAATCTCAATCGCCTTGCCAAGAATATTAAATCTGGTCTGCAGATACATCAACAGCAGCGCAAGGCCCGCAACGACCAATATAATTGGATGTGCTGATAGAATTGTAAGCGCGGTACTAACCCCCGTAATTAGTGTCGGAAGTGCCACAAGCAGCGGCCCAAGCACCACAAACGCGGCGCCAAGCGCGCCAACAACTACAATTATTGGCTTTATTTCATCCGGAATGCCCTTAAATAATTCGAGCAAATCTTTAAAGATTGGCAGAATGTCGTCTTTCAGGATCGGAAGGAACACATCGCCAAGTTCAAGCTTGAGATCTTCAAAAGACGCCATTATCTTTTCCATAGATCTTCCGGCGCCCTCATCCATTGTCTCAAATGCTTTGTTTGCCGCACCAGAAGATGAGTCCATTTCTTCAAGTGCAGTGGATAATGCTTTTGCACCTTGCTCGCTTGTCAATGAAAGTGCAGCATTTCCCGCCTCAACGGATGAAAACATATCAGATATACTCAGATCCATATCTTCAGCTCCGCCTTTCATAATCTCAAGCGCGCCTTGTAGGTCGCCACCAGACGCAATGAAATCTTTAAACGATTTACCTGAAAGCTCTTTGAATTGTTCAGCCGCGCCACTACCATCTTTAGATAATTCAACAAGCGCCTGCCTAATTTGTGTGGTCGCCTGAGCTGTAGGCACACCCTGTGCAGTCATTGCCGCAATGGCGGCAGTCACATTACTAAATTCTAAATCAAGCCCTGCGGCCGTTGGAATTACGTTGTACAAACTTGAAGACAATTCTTCAAAGTTGGTCTTACCTAATTTTACAGCAGTAAACATAAGATCGGACGCTTCTGCCGCGCTTATTATGTCGTCCCCGTATGCGTTTGTGACTGATGTGATACCATCTACTGCGGTTGTAAGATCAGTAACGCCACCAACCGCGGCGGCGTTTGCAGTTTTCAAGAACTCAAAAACATTATCTGGCGGCACGCCTGCTGAAATTGCCTGATACAATGCCGGAATTAATTCGCCGGTTGTAACGCCAAGTTCCACAGACAGATCGCGCACATCATCAGACATTTGATCTTTTGCGTCACCCGAAAGATTTGGAAGCAAGGTGAAGACTTCCCCCATTTGTTTCTCAAAATCTACAGATGCCGACGTGGCAAGACCAAAAGATCCAACAATAGCCGCACCAGCCGCCGTCATTCCAAGCCCTATCGCTTTACTATTCTTTTTTAGCGCGCCTGTAACTCCGGCAGATTTCTTTTGGGTCTTGTCAAGCGCGGCATCTGCTTCGCTCAGCCCCGTTTTAAGTCCGGATGTGTCGGAAGTGATCGCAATTACAATCCCTTCCTTAAACGCGCTTAGATCTACCATTTATTTCCCTCCTCCTGAGACTTTGCACCATGACTGCATCGCGCCATAAACGCTTTGTATTTCATCATTTCTGCTCTGTTGTTTCTCCTGTCGCTGTATTTTTGGCGACCTGAAATAGTCCTTTGGCGTGTGCTTCTTTGGCCGTTTGTCCATCAAACCAACAGGAATTCCATTCTGGAGCACCGCACATATTAAGCCAAATCTCTGGTTGTCAATGTCGTTTTGCTCTTGTATGTATTCTATACGCGCTTCAAGGTATGGGATTAGTTCGCCCGGCGTGCTATTCCAAAATTCATCTGGCTTCATGTCGCCAATACCATATGCCAAACGCGCATGTTCGGAGATTATTTCTCCGATGTTTTTTCTATCTGTTGCGCGTTTGGGTCGGCATCACCAGATCCAAGCCACCCGCCAGATTCAAGAATGTTCTGAACTTTCCTGACAAATTCTGTCATTCCATGTTCAGATATATAATCCTCACAAATGTCGCCGGCCTGCTCAAGCGTGATCGGTGCACCGCCACAGGCATTATTTGTCGCCCAGATCAACCCCCGAGCACCAGTAAGGATCTTTGGATTCTGCCCTTCAAGCATGGTGATCGAACCTATATTCTCTTCAAAATTTGCAAGCGCGTTAAAAGATGCGCGGAGGTTGTAAGTTTTACCCCCCGCAGTGATTGTCATGTGTTTACGTCCTGTCACTTAATGCACCTCATGGCTGTGCTACGCTACCGATCTTGAATCTAAGCCAGTATACCTTTGGTGTCTTGTTAAGCTCTGCAACGGTCACAGATACATATGTAATCGCACCTGCGCCTGTGTTCAGAGTAATTGCCCCGGATGCAACACCCGTTGCAACAGCAACACCATTAACATAGATTGTTCCTGCCGTTGCGGTAGGTGTGATCGCTACTGTTACGCTGTCAGAATATGTTGTAACGTCATATTCATACACTGTTGCGGCTGCTGCCGGGCTTGGTGTAAGCGCGTTTGCGCCATCGTCTGCGATGGTAAAGAACGGCGTTGTAAGGCCTGTTGATGCGACGCTAACACGTGTGATTCTACCGTTCACTGTGACTTCAACATCATATGTAACGGGCGCTTCGCCGTCTGCAACCAGATTGCAGGATGCGATCTGACCTACCCATTCCCAAGATGTCGCGCCAGAATCAAAGTCCGGCGGCATTACGATTGCCCAGTTGGATTGTGTCCTGTCGAAGATTTCATCGACTAATGAATCCTGCGCGGCAGAGCCAAAGAAGTTGATCGTGAAACTCATATTACCTGCGTCAATCCATCCTACGTCTTTTGTGCGCACGCCGCCAATGTTATTCTGCGCGCTTGTGTCCTGCACGTCCCCGCTAAGTGTCGGCGGTGTTAAGTTTTTGATTTCACCAAGGGGTACACCATTCTTGAGTATGATTGTACCGATGCTGCTTTTTGCCTGTTCTGTCATTTTATCTAACCTCTAATTATAATAATCGTATTCTATCCAGAAATCCCGATGTTCCATGTAAAGTGGAATCTCTGTATTATCATCCGGCACGCCGCCAGCGTCTTTTATACTGATAATATATACGCCTTTGTTCGTGCCGTACGTCATGCGCGTGTTCGTCAGTCTGTGCAGAGCGTCCGCGCACATCTCAGATAAGTCCTCTTCTGGCCCCGGTGTAGTGGCCCAAGATGTACACTGTATCCGGGAATGGCCATATCTGCCTGTATTTGTATCTGCATCTCGGATCTTGTCTACAGACTGAACAGTAATCGCCGGAAATGTCGGATTAGTCGGAAGGCGTTTACGATAAACGCGCGTTCCGCATGCGGTAGCAATTGCCGAATCTGCTTTTAGTGCTGTAATTACGGCGTAAACAATATCCATCATCCGTACAGTTCCTCTTCATAGGTCTTCACATATTTCTGCCAGTTCTTGTCAAGATTCGGCCTGAAATGCGGCTTACCGGAATAATTATAGACTCTACCAAGATTGTCTGCGCCCGCAAATCCAAATTCCAGTCTACGCGCATACGGCAGATTGGTACCTACAAGCGCGGCATCATTGCCCTGCATTTCTACATGTATAGACCTCCGATAAGTTCCGGTTTTATATGGTGCGTCCTGCTGAACATCGTTTTTATACTCGTTCGCTGCAAGTTTGACTGCTGTTTTCTGTCGCTGCAATATCTCTTTTTCAAGCGCGGCGAGCGCTTTTCTCACCTCCGTAATGCCAGTTACTTTCATAAAACTAATTCCCCCCGAACATAGATCCTAACTTTGAAACAAGAAACGATATCCCAAAAGACATAGCGGCAGCAAATCCTATAATTTGCCCCCTAAATCCCTCAAGCTTGTTTAAACGCTTAGCATGATCTTTGTAATTTTCCTCGAATTTATCCTGTTTTTTCAGGATCGCATCTACTTTCTCGTCAAGCCGAATCAGCAAATCATGATCGGTTTTTTCGTCCATCAATTTCCTCCAGAGACCAAATTACAGTATAATACCGTCACAGAGTTGTTGTGGCTCGACTGAGAAGCGTATAGCACTTCATATGTATTGCCCCCAGAAACTGCGCGGTGCAATCTTGTAATGTCTGGATACTCGCCATTTAGCGCAATTGTGTGCGTTGTAATGCCATACTCGTTTGATTCTGTGCGCGTTTCTTTGCCAGCATTAAGCGCAATTGAGCATGGAATATCTGCATGATCTGCAAGTGTAGACCACGTTTCAATAACCGCACCGTAATCATTTATAGACTCAGAATATTCCTGAATTGTCACAGAATCCGGATAGAAATTGTCAGTCAAATTTGTATTCCGCCTTGGATCTATAAATGAAGTTTGCATTATAATTCACCTTAAATCTAAATACGGATCATCAGGATTAGGCGTAATGCAAATCCCTGTATCCTCGCCACGATTCGCGTTTGCCTGCACTCTAAGCGACTTTGCAGACGCGCGAAGTGCGGCGGCAGTCTGTGCCCCGTCTGTTTTGAGATCGTTGTTCTCGATTACTTTCAGGACATACGCCTGATTTGCAGCGATAACGTCAAGAGCATCCGCAGCGGCAAGCAGGATATTACTGCCCTGAAATCTCAGAAACTCTGAAATTTCATCGTCTGAGAATATCGCATTATCTGAAGATGTATCCTGACAGCGCAGGCGCGTCCTGCCTATTGCAGTTGAAAGATCATATGTGAATGTCATTCCTCTATACCGTTCTCACCGTCTGCGAAATAATACCGAATCTGGCCAGTAAATGCCATTTCTGTTTGTTCGCTCGCCATTCTGTAATATACCTTCTGCCCTGCCGGTATGATCGGATTTCTTAGATTCTTACCGGAATCTGTTGATACTTTGGTATCACCCGCAATCGCGCGAAATCTAACAAGACAGCATTTATCATCACCAATTGCAAATTCAAACTGCGCGACTTTATCTTTATTGGATACAGTTTCAGCTACAATTGCGGCAATGTACCCTGCACGTTCAGCGAATTTGTCTGAGAATGAATTGCCTTCACTATCGACTATTTCTGTCCATTCGCCCCACGTATTCGCTGCCACAGGCGCGGTAAGCGTCATTGTGCGCGTGCAATCGCCGTTTTTACCGTATGGGAAAATATTGGTACAATGATGATTATCTACAAACGCGCCACCGTAATTATCATCAAGATTGTTACCCATATCTACCTCGTGCCCGCGTAGGCTACATCAACTGTTGGTGTAGTTGTCCCGGATTCTGAGACAAACCGCACGCGCACATATTCGAGCGGAAGATTTGAGCGTGAAAACAGTGTTGTCCCGTCCGTTGTGATTGTCTCATCCGCGCCATCTGCGGCAATATTGCCCCAGTTTGAGTTATCGAGGCTGCCCTCAAGGCGTATGATCACGTTGGTGTCAATATCTGCTGTTGTCACCTGAAACGTATGATTTGCAAGCCCGTTTATCTGAATTGCGTCTGTTACGCCAACTGCCGCAATCTGATCAAACGATTTTACGAAATAATCCCCTGCGATTTGTGCCGCGCTGCCTGTTATTTTTGGCATATAATATCACCACAAAAAAATAAATTGGATTATGATTCCGGCTGTGATGCTACCATGCCGCGGTAATCAATCTGTGCTGCTGCAAGGTCCCAAGATACTTTATACTCCACCGAGTTATTCTCAAACGAATATCCATCAAGTCCGCCACCAATGATCTGTGAGTCTGGCGTCTTCCTGAAGATGCGTGGTGTTGGCGCGCCCTGAAGTGTGGCAAATGCTACTGCAGGTCTGCCGATGTTTGGATCAGAATACATATACCACTGTTTCTCGGCGTAATCATTGCTGGATGAAATTGAGGTGATCCACGGATCAACGGCCACCTGAAGATTGCTGTATGTGTTTGCGCCCATCTGGCGGGTATTGGTCTCAAGTGTCTCAATTGAGATCGCGCTCACAATTGCCTTTGCAACCTCTTCAAGTTCCGGAGGAACAATAAGCCCGCGCGGCCTGTTGTAGATTGGCATGCTGGCATCGTCCACCTGCTGCGCCATGAGGATCGCGGCCTCTTTCACACCTGCGACAGAAAGTTCTGTTGTCATCAGGTTGTTGTGCGCTTCGGTAAACAGTGTTGCGTCTGCGCCGGAAGAATCTGCAATCATTGACGTTGCGACGTATTCGCCCGTCATTGCGGCGGCTTCGCCGAGTTTTTCCGGGATCATATTGAACGCGCCGAGTGCATCATTTATGATCGCCTGCCTGGAAAGTTCAATCGAATCAGATCGAGTCTCAAGCTGTATTGTGTAATTGCTCTCGCCCAGATAGGTCTTAGACAGGCCAGCGAGTTCTTCCTGCGTCTGAAGGATGCGCTGTGGCCCTTCCAGTGCTGGCATTGGATTCGACTTGAAATCATTTACAGTTACTGCGCGTGTCCACATTGGATATGATATCGGCCAGCGTGAGAACGAGTTCATAAGCTGCGCGTTCATATCGGACGTAAGAAGGTAATCGAAATCCGATGTACTTATGGCTTCTGCGACTTTGCTGTATGCAGAAGGCCCTTCAAGCCCTCCGAGGAACTCATAGACTTTGGATCTTTTTGTCATACCTTCAGGCGTCCTGAGATATGAACTGCCGCGCGGTGTTGAATGTTTTGCCCCGAAGGACTCAATTATTTTTGATGTCATTTATTCAGACCCCCCTATAAAAGATGTAGGCGTTGCCCACAAGGTTTGATGCCGCTTCAGTCTTGATCTGTCCGGTGATATAGTCGGTTGTACCGCCATTTGCATCAAGTTTTTGACTTGTTTTGCCGTTTGATCCGGCGTCTGCCGCAAGCAGATTATCGTATGTTGCAGTTGCGTTTGCATCCACGCCGTCAATCAGATTATCAGATGCAGTTGTTGCAGATGCAGCACTGCCGAAATTGAGCACGGCTGTAGCGGTACCGCCTGCGGTGGTCACATCTACAAGGATGCGCGTTACAATGATCGCTGAACTTTCAGGATTCTGCCATGCAAGGCAGAAGGCATCTGCGGCCCCTGCTGTTAGTGCCACTTCTGCCACTTTTACACAATCTGTCGCAAGTTTGGCGTTAGTTACGTTTGCATCTGCTATTTTTGCAGTTGTCACATTAGATGCAAGGATTTTTGCAGTCGTTACTGCGTTGCTTGCAAGCTGTGTCGCGCCGATTGTACCTGGGCCAAGCACGCCGCCGATCATTGGCGGGTGAATTACCTTGATTGTATCGGTCTCACCGTCTGAGATTACCTCATCGGCATAGCCGAAAAATACGCCTGTGCTGTCGTTGCTCATTACAATGGGCGTTGCCTGCGATGCGAATATGCTATCGCCTTTTGCAATGCCGCCTGTTTCGCTATCTGTTACTGATATGTCCACAACAAACGGCCCAAAATCAACCGTTGTTCCGCCGTCTGTGCGTTCATCTGTTAGTGCAATGCCTGCAAGATTGCCATACAGGCACACGCCCCCGGATACCGGACTTTCCGGATACGATACTACAACGTCACGCTGATACCCTGGCTCTTCTGTTATATTAATTGCCATTTTAATCTACTCCTGCCATCTTCTTTGCTATATCTACCGGCTTTCCGGCATTTACAAGCGATTCAAAGTAAATCTGCCTTGCGTCTTCTGCGCTTTCAGCCACCTTCTTTCCGGGCAGACTGTGCGCACCTGATGCCCCGGACTCTTTCACAATTGCGTCAATATAGTCCTGTTCTGCCTTGATTGCGGCTTCAATTGCCTTGTCAAACTCAACTGTATCAAGTTTGTCGTCTTTTACCGGTGCCTCTGTGAGCGATTCTACAACGCGCTTCTGTGACATTGCCGGAAGTTTAGACTCAGCAAGTTTTGCGAGTGCATATGTCCTTGATTCCTGCCGGATAAGTTTCTCAGAAGTTGCTTTGAGCGCTTCTGTAAGCTTTTTATTCTCAGTCTGCGATTCTGCGAGTTTCTCGGCGAGTTTCTCACCGTCTGCCTCTTTCATAATGTCGGCGCGCAGCGCTTCCATTATTTTTGAATTTGCTTTTACGTCTTCAATCGTAAATTTTTCTGGCATTTTAGCCTCCTGTGTTTTAATATGCGATTCTGCGAGCGCTTCGCCGAGCGTTCGATAATGCCCGCCCGCACCGGGCACAGTGACAAAGTCCACCGTATTGAGCGGATCGGCGATCAGTTCTTTTATGATCGCACCCTTCTTGCCTTCAGCCTCACCGACTTCAGACACCCCAGATACATAATGAGATATGCCGATGTGCCCCGCCATTGCGCGGATGTCCTCAACGAATGCCGGAAGGACTTTAGCGCGTGTGTAAACGCCCGTCCCGTCCCAGCCGGAAGGAACAAACTGCCCGGGCTCGGTGAAAATAGCTGCAAGTGGAGATTCGCCCTGCAATGTGCGTGCCGGCTGTGACTCTTCCGCCTCTCTGGTCGGATGGTCGATGTGCATATGCATACCGGCAGGATAAACGCCATCCGCGCATGCTTTTTGCAAGACAGCTTCAGAATAATATCCGGAACTGCCCCAGCCCGGCGAAATTACATGAACGTCAATTATCAATCCGTCAGACTGTGCCTCTGAGATGCGGAATTTATATCCGTCACCCATGAAAGATTCAGTCTTTTTTTCCGGATCGGCGATGCGTGCCGCTGTTGTGTTTGGATACGGCATTATGCCAGTTAGATAATAACTAATATTATAAAAAAGTATTGTGTGATTCTATAGGATTTTATTTTTTCTTCCTGTAATTCTCATAACACCTGCATCCTGAAAAGCGAGGCGGATTCTGATCGCCGGATGTGTGCCCCTGATCAAGAGGAATCCAGCCGTCAGCGGTATTTTCGCGGCATTCAGGCGTTACTTTATCGTCTCTTGAGTTCTGCCATTTTTTCTCAAATACAATGCCTGTATCTGCCATATTGTCAATGAATATTCTGTTTCCGGCCTCGTATGCCTGCGCGGCTTCGTGTGTTGCAATTAGCTGTGCCCGCTCGCGTGTGAAGGATTTAAAGCGCTCACTGATAATCTTACTTGTCTGATTGTAGCTCCAGCCCTGATCAATCGAATGCTCTATAATTGTCTTGAGTCGTTCGCGTGTTGTGTTCTGGATTCCTGAAATATAATCCAAACTGCCGCCATACTGCGAGAACCACGCAAGAGCGCGAGGATTATCGAGGTCGAAAGATCCGCCGGCTTCAGGAACAAAAAGACGCCGTGCAACGGCCCCGCCTTTTAGCATGGCTTCTGTTTCGATTGTGTATATCAATACCTGAAGCTGATCGGTGGTCTCAATTTCTACAGATTTCCATGTGCGATCAAAATCAGACAGTGTAAACTGCCGGTCTTGCTCAATAAGTTTCAAACAAAAGGCAGTTTGTTTTTTGTTCTCTGGAAAATAATTTTTGTATGATTTAAACTGCCTCTGAAATAATGTGTTTTGCTTCCTAAAGAACTTTTTGATTTTAGGAAGATATTTCCGGCTGATCGCGTCCTGCTCACGCAATTTGATTGTGCCGATGTTTGCCTCACGCAGTTTATCCAGAGTCATGATCAATCAACATCTGTAAATTCTCATTCATCCTCTTAAACGCCTCAGTTGTGGCGGTGTCCTGCATAACGCCGTCTGAAATCTCATCTATGTCCTCATCTGAAATCTCAATATCAAGCGCAGAATAAAGCGCCACGATAACGTCTCTTACTGACATTGTGCCGGCCCAAATCTTACTGTCAAGCGTTGCCGCGCTTACAATTGCCTGGATTCTGTCATTTACAGATTCCTGAGAGATTGGCGGGAATGATACTTCTACCGGCACATCATGACCTGCAAGTTTGAATATATATTCGTAAATCTCAGAGAACACACACGCCCACATTTCCTGCCTGTTTTCGATCAGCGTCATAAACGGCCCGGTAAGCTCTTTTGCCGTTGCCAGATTGCCGGTGCTCGGATCGCCTGTGAGAATGGTCTCAGGTACGCCTGTTGCCGCGCAGACCTGCAAGGTGAACAGTCTGCTGTCCTTCGGACCAACGACTTTATTTCCGCCAGCGTCTACTACCTTAAACTCATTCCCCCCGCCCATTGTAAGCATACTGCCGGAAGGATTGCTTTGTAGCGGCGTGTTCATGTTTGCGCTGCTGCCGGAGAACTGTGCGCCGATTGCGTTTATTGTCGCCTGATTTGTGGAAGGCGTTTGTACAAGCGTCGAATATTTGCGTATTGCCCGAACTACTGCGCCCCAGTCCTCAAGGAACTGGCACTGCGCTTTCGCCCATCTGTAAGCGGCGGCAATGTCAGTTATCCCGAATCCAATAGAGTCTATTTTATTCACGCAAACGTGATAAATTACCACGCTGTCATCTATTGAAGTGTCTTTTACGTTGCGTCTTCTTACAGTGTTCCGGAAGTCCGGATATTTAACAGTCTTGTCTGCATATTTCCGGACGTAATAAAGAGGCTTGTAGCAGTCGTTCGGATCGGTCTCAATTTCGACAATCTCTTCTGCCGGAATGATTCTGATCGCAACTGGCTTTGCTGTCCTGTATATGGCAATAAATAGATTTGCGCCTTTCTGCAACGTTCTGTCGTTGTGCTCAATGGCCTGCTGATTCGTGAATGTGCTTTTGTTATATGGATCATAGATCACAGGATCAAGCACAGATTCTTTCAGTTCAATATAATCTTCAGGCACATTGATCTCAAATCCTTTTGAGAATGTGAAGAGCGTCCGGACATCGATCACGCGCTTGATTAGCGGATTGAAGATATAATAATAGTCGGAAATATCGGCATACGCATCTACGTTTGATTTGGTCAGATGCTGCATATTGCGTCCGGAAATCAACTGCCAGCCACGGTCTTTTGTAGTACGCCAATCATAAAGGCCCGTTGCCGCGCTTTCTTCCAGTTTGTCCTGTAGTTTAGTTATTTGGTGATTTAAGCCCTGCTGCACGGCCACCTGGTCTTTCAGGATGCCGGACAGTTCAGAGATTCTGTTCTCGGCTCTCGTCAGAGCCTGCGATTTAAATAAAGACATGTCTCACATATAATAGTTGTGTGAGATAAAAAAGTTTTGTGTTGGAATTTAAAAAATTAGTTTGTTTTGTCTTCTACTAGACATTTATAATATGTCTGGATTTCATAATCATTTGTTTTGAGCCAGTATGGGTTGTTTGTCTGCCTGTTTGTGTTTCTAACACTCTTTCTGCATTTTGCCTCAATTGTGTCTATTGTCTCAGACACAATTGGTAAGATATTGTCTGCTTGGTCTACAAGGCAGTCTCTTCCTTTTACAACCTTTCTTGTGTGTGTATACATTCTGCTGCCGTCTTTCCGGAAGATTGGTTTTGCTTCGATGTACCAGTCGTCTATATAGATATTTCCTACAAAATCCAGCACATCCTGATCTGTTGGTTTATGATTGATTGTCTGCTGTAGTGCTGCATTAATCATCACATATCCACCATTTACAAGTTGTTCAACAATTACCTGCTCTGTGCAGCCAGTCTCGTTTGATTTTAGTGTGTATAACATATTTCATTACATCCTGTGACCTTGTCACAATAATATATTATACCTAATAGTATTTAATACTTTCTTAAATCAGTCTGATCTTTAAAACGAATCTCAATAATCTGTTCAAAGTCGCAGAACTCAAATAAAAGCTCATAAAAGTCCTGATTTGACCTGCATGTGATTAAATTTGACATTATTTTACTGCCGTCTGCAAATATTACCTGGAATGTAACTTCAGTCATATACAATAATCATCCTCAATTGCCTGCATTATCTGTTTGCCCCCGCCGGATATTCCGCCTTGAGAATACCAGATGATCGCCTGACTGGTGCTGTCCACGTCGTCATCGTGTGCAGCGTCCGGAAATCCTACAAGCGTTTCTATATAGTCGTGCAGCCAATACGCCCCTGCCGGGAAGTGCACCATACCCGCGCTGAAGAACGGCACGGCTTGGTATGCTCTATCGATCTTGGTGCCTATCGGCTTGATCGGCACAATCGGAACGGGCATGCCGCATGATCTAAGCGACTGAATCAGGCTTTGTCCTGATGCCTTGTCCTCAATCAATAGTGCGTTTGGTCTGTCGCGATTATATAGATTAAGCGCTGCGTTTAGCAAGTCAGGATATTCTAATTTCTCTTTATATCGGTCTAAAAGGAAAAATCCTTGCTGATTTACGCCCCAGAGCGTATATACTGAGAAATCCGGATCGGATGCGTCACCGTCTTTGCTGTCCACCTTGAAGGCAGTATCCCAACTGCCGATCTTGAAGGTAAATTGTGCCTGCTGCAAAATGTTCTCTGGCACAAGATGCCGGAACCATTCTCTTTTAAAGACATTTCCGCCGGCAGGCCTGATCTTCCAATTGCCGTGAAGAAGGCGCTCTTTCTCGACTTCAGGCAGTGCGAGAAGATTGGCGCGGTATGATGGATCGGCCTTCATCAGGATCGGATTGTCCTCAAGTGTCGCAGAAATGAAGGTGAATGATCGCGGCGTTAGTTCCGGGTGTGCCGCTTGAAGTTCTTCTTCTGTATCAGCCCATATCAGCTCATTGTTCTCGCGCACAAAATACCGAATTACGCCAGAGCGCTCTTTGATCGGGTAGCCGTCGTCGCCGATCCACCAATCTATAAATCCAGCCACCCAACTGTCAGGATCAGGATTGCAGGTGGCACGGATATACGGCTTTACGCCGCAAACTGAACGATTGCGTGAAGTCAGATACCAGAACTGCTGCTCGGTGAAGTGGGTAAGCTCATCAAACATTATAAGGCACAACTGCGCACCCTGATAGTCAAGTGCGTTTTTTTCATATTCCAAATGAGCAAATTTAAGCCTGTTCGGCGTTTTGGTCCCGGCACACGGGAAGAGCCATTCCAGCGTGCTTTCTTTTGGTTCGGCTTTGCCGGAATATATCTTAATAGATTCGTCCCACAGTCCGCCACCACTGCGGATCATTGGCGTTGTTCGGCGGAAGCAAATCGCATTGAAGCCCGGAATCTTTGTGATGTAATGCAACGGCTCAAGCAGCTCAGAAAAGGTCTTGCCACCACCGGCACTGCCGCCATATATGCAGATGTCCGCGGAGCATGATAGGAAATCTTCCTGCGGCCCCGGCTGCGGCTTGATCTCAGGTCTGCTCATTGCTTAGAATCTCTAAGTATATCCTCACAAATCGGCCACGTCTGCCGCATGAGTAGGATCTGGTAATCCTCTTTCACCATTCTGAGAGATACCCACCCTTCTTCCTGCTTGTGCTCACTGCGTGCGATTATGCGCCGTATAAGCCTGTCGTAAGGCTCTTTTGACAATTTGATATTGTCCAAGTCTGCCTTCGTTTCGGCAGAAATCTGTATTGTTGTTGTTTCTGTCATTCAATCCCCATTACAGAAATTGTTCCACGCCTCTAATGCTGCATCTTTTGAATCGCAGCACGCCAAACACCAAATTGCCCATGATTCTGCGTCATAATATTTTTGATCTGTGGGCTGAACAACACTCCAACATCTTGGACTAAATGCCATTATCTGGTTTATCCAATCTAGTCTGTTCTCTGCTGACCAATCGTTTTCAGATATCCAATTTGGAATCTTACCGTCTTTGTTAATTTTTACGCTCATTCAATCGCCTTCGGCTTTACCGTTCCGTCTGGTATCTCTTTCATCAATCTTCCGTTTGCCGGCAGGACAATAACACTCTGCTGCACTTCGCCGCTGTGTTCTATTTCCTGTTTGTCGCGCCATTCACGCGGCTTTCTGTTCTTAAGCCAGAATATGCACGCCGTTGTATCCGGCGGAACTTCTTTTTCCTTCACCTGGACGGTCTCTGTCCCGTCTGGATTCTGCGTTGTAATCTTCTCTGTTGTGATATACCCTTTAGCGCGTTTTAAGAGCGCGTTTTCAACTTCAAAGTCAACGGGCGCTTTTCCGCGTTTTAAGGCCTCTAAAAATTCAGAGTATTTTATTTTATATGTTTCTAATGTCGCAACAGATATATTTAATTTCGCGGCAATGTCCTTCTCTATCAGTCCGTCGCGTGCGTAACCTTCTGCAAGTTGTGGGAATAGATCAGGATCATATTTGCACTTTGCCATTACTACTCGGCCTTTCCGCCCCCGGAAATCTGCCCCCACTCAATAATATAGTACCCCTTTGAATAATCGATCTGATACCGCCACTTTCCGGCATCCTCTGCCTCATCAATCTGCTTCGTCATTGCGGCCTGATCTGCTAGTGATTCGCCGTGCACCAGAAAGGACTTAACAGAATCCGACATAACATAAGAGCGCTTCGGCACACTTGCCGGCGGCGTTGTAACGGTAGAATCCGGATCAAAATAGTTTATTACCTGCGTTTTCTGATGCTGCTGATATAAGCCCCACAACACCCCGGCAATTGTTGTAATGGCTGTAACTAAAGTAGCTTCGTCCATGTAATATATTTGCGCGCTAAAAATAGATATATTTTTTGGTATGCGGGTTGGGTATGTTATAAGAGGTAAGCGCCGGCTTTCTCACCGGCACATAATACTATGATCTAAAATCATATATAGTTTTCTGATTCATATTCATAAATCTGATAGGAATATCCATTCTATTGTTCCTGGTTGGCCCGCTACCATCTACAGAATCTGCCCCACATTTTTCAGCTCGAATATAATTTTTTATTGTGCCCACTCTACCTATGTGACACAATATATTATTTTTATGTGCGAATTTACACCATTCGCGCGCAGTTCGCCATTTCCAATCAATTGATCCGCCTACAAAAATACCTGCAAGACCACTTAAAACAATATCTTGTGTAGTCATTCCGTCCTGAACGGGCAAATATTTTGCCCATCCGCTCGGCAAATTATGAATATGATCCATTGAAAAATCTAAAGACTTTTTTCCACCGCACACAATATCCGGAACAACAACAAAATAAGGAACGATTTTTTCTTTTTGCATTCGCTCAACTACAGAATAAAATAACAGTTCGTCCCAGCATGTTCTGTTTTTCCATGCAATAAACGCGCCGTTGTCCAAAATATATGATATATCTGTCGGATTTCGCCAATATGACGGACTTGATAATATGCCTATGTTGTGATTGCGACAGATATTCCTAATGCGCTCACATCCATCAGCGACAAAAATCTTCATATTGTATAGTTTCTATTTTTATTTTTTCTTCTTCTTTGCCCAGATATTTTTCAGTTTTTGCACGCTTCAGCATTTTAAACCAATCTTCAGCGTCCATTGTGATCTTCCACTTCTCGTTGTTCTTCCGGTGTGCCACAATCGGCGTTTCGTTGTCTTTCGCATCGTTCTGCGCCTGTTTCAGCGCCCTATCAATATTTAGCGCCTGCACGCGCTTTACTTCAATGTGAATGCCTGGAATGCCGACCACGTCCGCGTCACCATTCGCCCCGCAGAACTGTTGTCCGCGCCGTGCATCTGAGTAGCCATGATCGCGACAGACCTGCGCCCATTCTCTTTCGCCCCGACATCCTTTTGCTCTACTGTTTACTATGCGGATCGCCCCCGATAATATCGCGCCACGGCACAGTCTGATACGTCCACCCTGCACAGTCTGGACAGATGTAATGATGTTTCCCTTCCGGCAGTGTCAAATCTACCGGAAGACCATAACAGTTGTATGTTCGTGTTTCATCAGTCATAATCTACCCACATCCACGCGCCGTCCTGATGCTGCACAACAATGCCATCTTCTTTCAATTTTCGCAAATATGCCCCTGTTGCCCGTCCGGACTTAAGATTGAGCTTTTTGGTGATCTGCTGTGCCGTAAGTGGCACCGGTGATTCCTGCAAGAGTTTTGCAACTCTTGGTCTTTGTGATGCTGACATTATTCTGAGACCTCAGTATTGGCATCTATATTGCTGTTCTTGATGCAGTCGATATAATGATCAATTGCAAGTTCAATAAAGGCACTGCGTCCACCTGGTGCGCCTACAATGGAATCTATTTCCATGATCATATCTTCCGGCAAAGTGACCGAAGTCACTCGCCGCCATGCTTTCTTTTCTGTTGTCATAGTGTCACCCTACTTCTATTAATCCATCCCATATAGTGCCCCAGCCTCATAGTCTTAAATTCTTCTTCTGACTCAAATTCCCATCTGGTTTCAAAAATGCGCCACTGATTAAGCCATACTATTTCTGATTGTACCAAGCTGTGGTTAGTCATACAAATATTCATATATTCCCAAAAATGTTTTTTGGAATATGATTTCCAGGTCTGCCAGTTATCAATAGTCATAAATATTCTTCCATTTGGTCAGTATTGCAGTATGTCATACAGAACTCTTCAAAGTCTGTATCTTCGTCCCCTGTCCGCTCAACATATTCCTCATATTCTTTCTCAAGTGATGTAATACTTTCAGTCATATCATATCGTCTCCCGTTTGCCAGATATATCTTTTGTCAGAACAATCTACGATCTTTGCAAAAAAAAGTGTTTTAGCGTGCCTGAGGGCGCTCTCAAAAGACTTGTGATGATATTCATCACCAAAGGATCTGACTTCGTATCCGTAGTCCTTCATTCTGCCACCTCAACTGAAGTTATCTTCATGTCCCGGTCATCTGACGGGAATTCGTGTTCTGCCTGTTCGTATGCCATAGCACATGCGTCTGAGTGTGTTCCGGCATCCACAACAAATGCTGTCTCATATTCAATTGTCATGTAAACTCTGTATTTCATAAATTGCCTCGCCTTGCTAATATTTCTTTATCATATCCTTTTCTCTTCATATCCAATTCGATTTCTTTTTTCTTTTCGTCTAATTCTTTCCTAAAGTCGTCAATCCTACACAGTAAATCATATATCTGATCAATTGCTGCATCGTGGCCATCTTTGTAGCCATCCATATATCCTTCGTCCTTTGCGTCTTTATAGTCTTGTGGATTCATAATTTCACCTCATCTTTTTTGAGCATTCAATGCATACAAATGCGCCTGGTGCCCCGTTATCTCTTTCAAACACATGATAGATTTCACAATTTGTTTTTTTGCATCTTTCACACGGCCCATATTTTGCAGTTCCGCCATTCTGTTTTATAATTTCCATGTTCTTACATCCTGTGCCTTAGCACAATAATATATTATACTCATTAGCATTTAATACTTTTTGTTGTTAGATCTAATTTGTCATTTCTATGCCAAATTATGACAAATTAAATGACAAATTAAAAAACGCCATACTGCCGCCTGTACCCTATATAGTACTTTTTTTTTTTTTTTTTTTTTTTTTTTAATAATATGTCAATGTGTCATGGCCCATTTTGATTTTGTAGGCATCTGTTTTTACATAGCAATTTGTCATGACAAAATGACACATTAAAAAACAAACACAAATATTAGTTAAAATAGAAAAATACGCACAATACAATTAGTTTATTTGTCATTCTATCAATGACAAATTGAATGACACAATGTCAAATCACTTTCTGGCGGTGTTTGTCAAAGTCATATTCTACAATTGTATGAATATCAACATTAAAATTGTTCTCAGATACCCACGCGGTGCGCTTTATTCCGGGCTTCCCGTTGTCAATAACTACAAATGATATATCTGCGGCATTAATTATCGTTTTTAATAACTCTTCCTGCTTCTTTGGAGTAAGCCCTTTCCATGCTGAGGACTTCCTATTAAAATCTCTTGCATTTGCGCCATTTGTTCCGCCGCCCTCAATCAACTCATATACTTCTTTCCAGTCTGATTCATACTGCGAACTTGCAATTTTTAGTGCTGCAGATTTTACCATTTTTCCGAGGTAATAACATACATATTCCTTTGACCATTTCACATGCGGTGCAGTAATAATTGTAGTCTCACAAGACATTGCAACGACCATAGATATTCTTACTGTCATTTCCATTCCTTTCATGACAAGCGGATTATCGTTTCCGTATTTTTGGATAATCTCATTAAAAATACCTTTAAACATCTGCTTTGCTTCAGAAGATATATGCATCGGAATAAATGCCGGCGGCATAAGAGGATTGTTTACTGTTTCCATATACATTGCAGGATTAAAATTATCCGCATTTGGTGAATAGGTATAAGCTGAAAATATATTTTTTAGCCAGTTCAATGTTTCAGGACATATACAGTCCTGTATCCTTGGGGCATCAATATTAATATCTCTTTCAAGATATACACTTTCTACAATCAGGTGCCGGCCTAAATATCCAGAATCTATATCGCCGCCCTTCATTGCGGCGTAATATGTTGATGGTGTGGATATTGTAAATGTAGATACGCACGGATTCCAAACGTCATCAATTGCGCCTTTTTTATTCTCGTCTTCGAGGTCCTTTTGCGTTATGTCTCCGCCGGAATATGTCCCCTTTGAAATCATACTTGTGGCACAAGACCATATGTCTGTCAATCTGCCCTTTATGCCTTGCCCGTGATCGGTATTATTTTGTGATTGTTGTTTCATGCCCGCTTCATCTATCACACAAATGTGTGATGGCTTTTTCACGCACGCCCGGAATACTCCCGCACTGGATTTATATTCTTCTCCAATAATCAATTTAGATGCGTTGTAAGTTACTTCTTCACCGTTTTGGCTTGTCGGCAGCGTTATTTCAACCATACCAAGAACATTATTTATAAATTTCCGGCAGTGGTTTTTCCCGGAAGATGAGTCGCCAACAATTGAGAAGTAGAAATTTGTTAAATTCTCAAGATTCTCAGTCTTGAATCTGCGCCCCATGAGCGTCGCCACAATTGCAAGAGATGTATGCACTGCAAACTGGGGCTGGTATATCAAAGAACTCTTATTGAATGCATCTACAAGGCCCTGTGCCTTGCCAGGTATTCTTAGTAGATCCTCAGGAACAGTTTCTGTCGGTTTGGTGATATTATATTGATCTGCCTGCTTCTCAAGCATCCTATCAACAAGTTCATCATAATTATTTATTGTTCCAGGATCATCAAAACAATACCCTGCTTTTTCACATATTCTATACGCCTCTGCTGTGGCCGCAGTAACATCCCCGTTATAATCAAGATACCAAAGCATATGAAATGGGGTATATGCAAGCACACCATTTGCAGATGGATTAATATGATTAGCCATGGGATCAGACGCCATATGATGAGATGAAATCACATACCCGTCATAAATTACAATTCCGGCGGTGTTTTTTGATGATATAGGCTTCCACTTTGTTCCAACCGGCACATACTGCCCACTATCTCTTAATGCAGATTCTCCGCCTGTAATTTTATTATATATATCAAATACATTATCCCCTGTTTTTGTTTTGCGTTTTTCGTCAGATTTTATTTTTGTTGACTCTATCAATTTGTTTTTGTTGTGTGCCTCCATATTCCAGACAGTTTTGATTTCTGCAGGAAGATCAATCATATTGTCAAGACCAGTTTCCCAGATATATTGTTGTCCTTCTTCATGGATTGACGGCGGGAATATATCTTGATGTTTTCCATCAGCGCGGAATTCAGTATGGATCATATTCAGATATGTCATTTCCTCGCGATTTGGATTCCTAAAAACAAGTTTGTATTTGTTCTGATTCCCGCGATGAAAACAGGCCGTTTTGGATCTATATGATGAAATATCAATACCAAACTGATCAAAATATTTTTCAGAATCCTTTCTGTTATCTACATCAATAACATATATCCCGGACGCCGCCCCGCCAACAACACCTATACCATATGATTTATTTTCCTTGTAGTATTCTGCATCTGTATAAGCATCTGTTCCATTGATCCAAGTTCCGGCAGGGCGCTTACTGCGTGGCAAAATGCGCAGCATCTTAAATCCAAGTTCTTCATACTTCTTTGCAAAGTTATATATCTCATTATATCGTATATTATTGTGATCATTCATTTTTTTCACCAATTATGATAATATTTCAGACTCAAGAGTACTAATGTAATCTTTTGCATATCTTTCCATAGCATCTTTGGATAAATCAGATTTGACAGTTGCAACTCTAAATGAATTAAATGTGCACATTTTTTCGCCCCTATAAATATCAATAGATACTGCACAAAATTTATTCCCGCCTCCAAACCAGTAATATATTCTAAAACCGTCATATCTATCTAAATTAATGTACATTTGATTATTAAGGTAATCATCACTATTGTTTAGTTCCTGCCCTAAAACAGATATATATTTCATGGTCTGGCCTCAAAATATTTGTTAAGCTTCTCTGCTGTGTTTAATGTAATATTCTTTGCTTTTCCGGATTTAATTCTCCAAAGTGTGACCTGTGAAATCCCGGTCGTATCAGATACAATCTTAATAGATCGATCATATAATTTTGTTCTGTAGTCGTCTAAACTATACATGATATAGTCATTTGTCTTTGTTTAATATATATTTTCCTATTTGAATTAATAACATAATCAAAAGTAATATATACTATAACGCCAAACTACTATCTGTGAGTTTGTGGCAACATTTACAAAGTCTCTAAACAATCACAAACCACACCTAAAAACAGAACGGAACAACAAACCATGAAGGAACACAACGTAATAACATATCTTCTATCGGCAAAGGCCGACATAGAAGAGGCAATGAGCGACTGCACAACATGCGAATGCACAACAGGCCCAACGCCGTGCAAGTGCAACGCTTGCAGCACCTGGAATAGGTATATGAGCATAATTGAACGCCTTGCATTTGAGTTTGGCTGCACGCAGCGTGAGATCATGCAGCTGTTAGAGGTGGAATAAAATGGCAATAAATCTATCTGAACTAAAAGGCGTAAAAGACCATCCACCAAGAGCACTATTAATTGGTGGGCGTGGTGTAGGTAAGACTATGACTGCAACCGGTGCAGAAGCGCCAATGTTTCTTGACCTTGAAAAGTCAAAAATTAACAGGCGCCTCGGCGCAGGACATCAGAGACCTCAGACATATGAGGACGTCTTAGATTACATTGACGCGCTCATGACTCAGGAACATACTTACAAATCACTAATAATTGACACTCTGGATAAGCTTGAGATCATGCTGACAGACTACATCTGCCGCAAGAACGGATATGCGAATATCAACCAGACCAGCTGGGGCGAAGGACTCAGCAAGCGCACGCAGGAATGGACAAGGCTTTTATCGCTGCTTGATGAACTCAACAGCAGAGGCATGTTTATAATCCTCGTAGCGCACACAGTAGTGGAAGAAGTCCGCGATCCAATGCTCCCGGCATACGACAGACACACTACTAAACTCTACAAGCGCGACGGCCCTTTGATTGGTGACTGGGTGGACTTAATCGGATTCTGCCAGATCAAAACGTGGGCATCCGGTGCAGAAGGCGAACGTAAGATTGCAAACACTGCGGGCGAGCGTGTAATCTGCTGTCAGCCAAATCCATGTTATGACGCAAAAACGCGCTATCTTGGAATGCCGAACGAAATACCAATGGATTGGGGCACACTGCTTCACTACATGATCAACGGCAGCAAGGTACAGGACGCAGAACAGAACACAACAACAGGAGATGAAAACTAATGGCAATATTTGAATTTAACGCAGCAGAAGTCGAACCGGTCTCAGACTACACCCCGCTTCCAGTGGGCGACTACAAGGCAGTAATCGTAGAATCTGAAATGAAGGCTACTAAGGCCGGAACTGGTCAGTACCTTCAGCTCACATACGACATTGTAGATGGCGAATACAAAGGCCGCAAACTCTTTGACAGGCTAAATCTGAGGAATCCCAACCAGCAAGCAGTCCAGATTGCACAGCGCACACTGAGCGCAATTTGTCGTGCAGTCGGCGTGATGAACTTACACGATACCGCAGAACTGCACGGCAAGCCGATCATAATCCACGTTGAGATCAGACCGGCGAAAGGTGAATATGCAGCAAGCAACGAGATCAAAAAATGGTCGCCGATAGTTCCGGCAGGCCAGAATCAATTCACGCCGCCGCCCGCACAGCAGACAGCACCCACACAGCCCGCAGAGCCACAGATCCCAGGCGCACAGAATGCGCCTTGGTAATCTTCATTTTTTTGGTGATTTGATATGGTAGAACTACCGCCGGAAGAGACAACAGTCTCAAAAATCTATGATCACTATGTCAGCACCGCGCAAGATTGGCGCAGGCCGCATCTGGGCGCATCACAGATAGGTAAGCCATGCGAACGCGCACTTTGGTATCAGTTCCGTTGGTGCGTCGCACCAGGCACGCAGAAAGACGGCAGGATGTTAAGGTTGTTTGAGACCGGAAACAGAGAAGAGGATCGCATCGTGCAGAATCTGCGTGATATTGGCGTAACTGTGATCGACAAACTACCGAACGGCAAACAGATACACATGCAGGATGCAAAGTGCCCGTATTTTTCCGGCAGTATGGATGGTGTCGGGCACGGATTCATCGAAGCACCTAAAGCGCTTCACGTGCTTGAATTCAAAACATCCAGCACCAAACAGTTTAAGCGCGTTCTGGGTCTCGGCGTAAAAGAGGCAAAGCCGGAACATTACGCCCAGATGCAGATGTACATGCACTGGTCACACCAGACCGACAAGCCGATCAAGCGCGCTTATTATTTTATGGTCTGTAAAGAGACAGATGAGATATACGGCGAGCGCGTGTACTATCTTGCAGACCATGCTGAGACTCTCACCCGGAAGGCGTACAAGATCATCCAGGCAAACGAACCGCCTGCCAGAGTATCTGGCGCAGGCCCAAAGCATAGTGCGTGTTTGTTCTGCGACTACAAAGACCTCTGCCTGAACAAAAACGCATGTGCTGAAGTGAATTGCAGAACATGCGCACACTGGAGTCCTGGAAGCACCAGCGCAGGAGAATGTAACAAAGTCTGCATGGACGTTGATCCCAAAGAAGGGTGCAATAGGCACATCTTTATTCCTGCGCTTAATCCGCTTGAGTTTGTATCGGCAGACGCGCAGACAGGAACGATCACATATCTAATGCCAGATGGCACACAAATTACAAATGGGCCAGGGCACACAAGCAGCGAAAAATTACGAGAGATGATCAACAATGGACAATGAAAAAATCATACAAATGTATGTTATATGTGGCGGAACGTGTGAAAGTACAGTCAGATCAAAAACAACACACGCGCGCAGAATATTGGATTACTATGGTTCTGTTGAAAAAGTACCACTTAACAGAGATCAGATCTTTAATGACCTGTATTCTGACAAAACGCTTAAAAAATCCACAACAACCCGCAATAAAACAATGATTACAAATTTTATAAAGTGGATAAAAAAGAACCATTATAAGTATAAATCCGAAAATCCTGAAATAATAGATGAGCTTGTAGAATGGTTGAAATCAAAAAACTACTCAAATGGCACAGTCAATTCAATAAAATCAATTGCGCGCAGAATATACAAAAACTACCCGGAATTTGAAAATCTGCCAGATGATGTGCGCGTTGTAATTGATCAGTTATATAAATACAAGAGCAACCGTACAAAAACATACGGCACGGCCCGCAATGGTGCATATAGGCTATATGAATTTTTGGAATATAAAAAAGAAAAAGAGATTAAATAATCTCTTGGTATCGCGAACTAACGCCGCGTAGCTATCTACCATATACCTATATGATAGATCAAAACATAAACATATCTAAAGGAGATGGAAAAATGAACTGGACTGAAAAAGAAATCGAAGAACTGAAGATAAAGAACGCCGGGCGCTACAAGTGCCACACCTGCCACCACGTAGTGACAGAGAGTCCTTGCCCGTGCTGTGGCGAGACCAAACTTGAGAAGATGTGCCCACTTGACCATTGCAACTGCCATCACACTATAATTGAGAAGATTGAATACTGCCCACTCTGCGGTCAGCCCGTCTGCCCGGATTGCGGGAGCCATGACGTATCACAGGTGTCAAGAGTTACGGGGTATATGGCAGATGTGTCTGGTTGGAATGCCGGAAAACGTCAGGAACTGAAGGACAGAGCGAGATATAAGGTGGCGTAAATGAAAACCGAAATTGAGCACTGCAAACACTTTGATCCGGTTATTATGATGCGGAAAGACCGATGCCGGAAAAGGCACGGGTGCCCCACTGCTGGCAGAACCCCATGTCATGATCGTCTGATGGATTGTTTGAATATCACCCATGATTGCGAGGAATATGATGATTGAAGAAATTAAAGAACTTCATGAATATAATTACTTTGATGAATATTATTCCGCACAAGAGCAGGAATACTACTTTGAACTATATGATCGTGTAGCCAATGACGGATATTCATACAGGATCCCTGGAACACTGGAGGAAGAACTGTGCCACAAAAACCAGAAACAATAACCAATTTTATCAACATACCTCTCAAATGCACCATAACAAAAAAACAGAACGAACACGAATATAACATTAACATACACAAATACGGCACAAAACACAGAGGAATGACAATCAGACTTACAGAACAGCAGATTAAAGATTTGCAGTGGTGGTATTGAATGGAATATAATGAGTTTATTGAATCAAAAAAAAGGATTCATGTTGAATCTGGCTTTGAAATCGAAAGCGAAAAAATAAACCAAAAACTCTTTGAGTTTCAGCGGGACATTGTCCATTGGGCACTAAAGAAAGGCAAGGCATGTATTTTCGCGGGCACTGGACTTGGTAAAACATTCATGCAGCTTGAGTGGGCGCGCCATGTTCAAGAGCGCACAGAAGGCACAATATTAATTGTGGCCCCGTTGGCGGTTGCAAATCAGACAATCGAAGAGGCAAAAAAGATAGATATTGATGTATCATATGTGCCTGATAAGCGGGACATGCAGGATACAGGTATTTACATCACAAACTATGACCGCATTGATAAATTTAATCTTGGAGCACTTGAGGGTATTGTGCTTGATGAATCATCAATCCTGAAGTCCTTCAATGGGAAGATACGAGATCAAATTATAACCGCGTGTGAATGTGTCCCGTATCGCCTTGCATGCAGTGCGACACCGTCGCCAAATGATTATATGGAACTTGGTAATCATTGCGAGTTTTGCGGCGTGATGTCATATAATCAAATGTTGGCAGAATACTTTGTGCATGATGGAGGAGATACCAGCAAGTGGCGTATCAAAGGACACGCAAAAAAGGCATTCTGGGAATTTGTAGCATCTTGGGCGGTTATGCTGTCTAAACCTTCTGACTTGGGATACTCCGATGAAGGATATGATTTACCAGACTTGATTTATTATAACCATGTAGTTGTTCCGGAATCATCACGGTTTCAAGGTCGCAAGAACGCGCAGACACTCACAGAAAGAAGAGATGCAAGACGAGAAAGTTTTGACATTAGATGCAAAAAGGCAGCTGAAATAGTCAATGCAGATCAAGACAGCGCATGGCTTGTGTGGTGTGATCTTAACTCAGAATCTGAATGTCTTACAAAACAAATTAATGATGCAGTTGAAATCCGTGGCAGTCATTCGCAAGAATATAAAAAGCACAATATGCTTGGTTTTAGCGATGGATTAAATCGTGTGCTTGTGACAAAACCAAAGATAGCAGGATTTGGCATGAACTGGCAGCACTGCAATAAAGTGGTCTTTGTAGGACTATCTGACAGTTTTGAGGCGTATTACCAGGCTGTGCGCAGGTGCTGGAGATTTGGACAAGATAAACCCGTTGAAGTGCATATAATCACATCAAAGTATGAGGGCAATGTGGTTAAGAACATTAAACGAAAAGAGATTGATTTTGAGGAGATGATTAAAAATATGGTATCTGCAACACAAGAGATCACAAAAACAAACCTGAAATCCACAGAACGAATAGAAAACGAATACAAAAAAGATGTGTATAAAACAGAGAATACAACGCTTTATCTTGGTGATTGCGTAGAGCAGATTAAAAACATTGAGGATAACTCAGTTCATTTCAGTGTGTTTAGTCCACCGTTTAGCAGTTTATACACATACTCTAACAGCGATAGGGATATGGGCAATTGTCGAACAGATGAAGAGTTTATGCAACACTTTGGTTATCTCGCGTCAGAGTTACACAGGATAATCATGCCAGGGCGTTTGGTTGCGATCCATTGCTTTGATATCCCATCCATGAAACAGCGAGAAGGATTCATTGGAATAAAAGACTTTTCAGGAGATATCATAAAAATATTCCAGAAATCGGGATTTGTATATCACACCAGGATCACTGTTTGGAAAGACCCAGTGACGCAGATGCAGAGAACAAAGGCGCTTGGATTGCTGCACAAACAAATTAAAAAGGATTCTACAATGTCGCGCGTTGGACTTCCAGATTATATTATCGTAATGAGAAAGGAAGGAGTAAACCCAGAGCCAGTGATGCACACAAATGAGTCATTCCCTGTGTCAAAATGGCAGGAATATGCATCTCCAGTATGGATGAACATAAACCCATCATGCACACTTCAGCGTGAATCCGCGCGCGAAGATGAAGACGAACGCCATATATGCCCACTTCAGCTGGAAGTCATAGAAAGGTGTATAGAACTTTGGACAAACGCGGGTGATACTGTATTTACCCCGTTTATGGGTATTGGTTCTGAAATTCATCAAGCACTTATGCAGGGCAGGCGAGGAATCGGTATTGAGCTGAAAGAGTCTTACTTTAGGCAGGCATGTAAGAACATTGACCGCGCGGAAAAAGATGCACGGGTTAAACAGGTTGAATTAGATGCCTTCGCTTAAACTCAGACAATACCAACAGGACGCAGTCGGCACATTCTTTGACCGCGTCCTGAATCACAATTGCCGATCCGGTGTAATTGCCGCCCCGACCGGTAGCGGCAAGAGCCTTATCTTGTCGGACATCTGCCGCACCATGCAAACGCAATGGCCGCACACAAGGATCGTTGTAGCGACGCATCGAAAAGAACTCATTGCGCAGAACGAGGCAGAATTCAGCGCATATTATCAGGGCGCCCGCACAGGCATCTACAGCGCCGGACTGAACAGCAGAGACAACGACCGGCCTGTTATATTTGCAGGAATCCAGACCGTAGCAAAGCGTGGTTTTGAATTCGGCAAGATAGACTTGCTCATTATTGACGAAGCGCACTTAGTCAATCCTAAAGAAGGAACACAATACGCGCGATTCATCGGCGATCTTAAAATCGCCAATCCCAATCTTGTTGTGCTCGGACTGTCCGCGACACCATACCGCCTCGATAACGGCCTGATCTATGGTGACGGAGACAAATACCTGTTTGATGAGTTGATCTATGACATCGACATTGCAGACCTAATCCTGCAAGGATATTTGTGCCCAGTCATTAGTAAGGGCGCTGTAAAAGGCATTGATCTGTCTAATATCAAAATGGTGGCAGGCGAATACAACAAAGGCCAGCTTGAGGAAGCCGCCGCAGAACTTGACCTTGTCAGGTCTTCCGTTCGGGAAACTATCGCATACGGACAGGATCGGGAAGCGTGGCTGATTTTCTGCACCGGCAAGCGACATGCGCGGCTTGTCTATGACGAAATGCAGGCAAGCGGCGTATCGTGCGCTATTGTGGATTCAGACACAAGCGACAGAGACGACGTGATCGGCAGATTCAAGGCGGGCGAATTTAAAGCGCTGATAAACATTGATGTGCTCACAACAGGATTTAACGATCCCAGGATCGACTTGGTGGCGCTCATGATGGCGACAAAGAGCACCTGTAAATATGTGCAGTGTGTCGGACGTGGAACGAGGATCGCGCCGCACAAAGAAAACTGCTTGCTGCTGGATTTCGGCGGTAATGTCCTTGAGCACGGCCCAATTGACGCCGTAACGCCAAAAAGTGTAGGCGGTGGAAAAAAGAAAGACAAAAAACAAGGCAAAGAATGTCCGGAATGCGCTGAAATCGTTGCGGTATCAACTCGCACCTGCCCAAGATGCGGTCACGAATGGCCCAAGCCGGAAATCAAACACGACGATGTGGCATATGATGGCAGCGTCCTTGCATCTCAGGACGTGCCGGAATGGTATGAGGTTGATGAGGTGGAATACACCAGGCACGACGGCAAGAACGGCAAGCCGGACACGCTCAAGTGCACATTCTATGTATGCGAACGGATACAGCCGTTCATGCAGTGGATCGCACCAGATCACAGCGGATACGCCAAGCGGAAAGCTCAGGAATATATCGCAATGGTCGGTGGCAAGGCCCAGACCGTTGACGAATGCCTAAAAGAAAATTTGTATTGGAAAGACCCAAAAAAGATATTAGTGGGCCGCGATCAGAAAAACAAGAAGTATTTTAGGATTCTTGCGTTTGATATGCCGGATGAGGTACCGACAATGCAAAGTGCTCTTTGTCAGTAAAGTATAAATACTATTGAGTATAATATATTATTGTGACAAGGTCACAGGATGTAATGAACATGACAACAAAAACAGAACTTGAAAATATTGTAAAGACACACGAAAAATACAGCAAATCATATTTCTGGACGCCGCGTAGAAACGCATCGGGCCGAAGAGCTGCAGAATTTGATGACGAATATGAATTTGAACTGAACGGGGACAAATATGAAATCAGGCAGCGCTACGAGGAATCATGCAAGCACTGTTACTACTCAATGACTGTGTATGTTAATGACACAAAAAAAGACATCAGAGCTGTAAAGAAAGCTCTAAAATTAATTTCAGAAAACTAACACAAAAACTTTATCTATTTTAAGCACACATTATTGTATAGACGACTCAGGACAGCAACGCCGGGATTGTACCATTTTTTCATGCATATCCTTTTGTGACATACAACCATCAGTGCTCTTAAATCCAGGGAAAAATATACAGCGCAACCATCAAGGTAATACGACACGCGCCTTAAATGCGTGTCAGTGACGTGCCCGGAACGCCTGAGAATGACTCGACAATATATTATTTTGCTCTTGGGGCTGTGCGCCAGAATGGCGTATGGTGGGCATACCAGACTGATCACCTGATACAGGTTCGAATCCTGCCAAGAGCATAAAAAAGATAAAATTATTTTCGCTCAAGCCAGCCGCAGCTTGTGTTAGTATCAACGTAATGATACCCTTCGGGTAGTGCGACAGACCTAAGACATTTTGTTACAATTTCCTGAGATTCTAAAAAAGATGTATTGTCTGGGCAGATAATTGTAAAACTGCCACGGATAGTTCTGTAATGCTTATTAAGCATCTTTTCTTCGTTCATAGCACGGCGATCTCCATTCTGGGCACCCAAATGTGCGTCTGTCCTGAGACAACCAGGTATTCCATTTCGCCTCCGTCATTTAGGGCCTTTTTTGTGATGGTGCCTTCTCTTACTTCGCCAAGGATCTTTACCTTTACTTTCTGATCCAGCTTTAGAGTCGCGGTCTGATAATTTAGCTCACATCCACGCCTGAGTTTGTTCCACCTGGATTTTATGGATTCTTTACTGCGTTCGTATTTATGGTGCAGATCTTTGTATCCGTTTACGGCATCCAATGCAGTATTGTATTTCTTGATCTCGTCAATCTCCCAGTCTTCCCATGCAAGGCCCTTTGAGCACTTGCGCGGCTCTGGTTGCGGAATCTCGGTTGTCTTTGTGACCTTGTGTTCCTGAGCCACATACGGCTCAGGTTCATCTGTAGTCTGTTCCGGTTCTTTTACCGATCCAAATATCTGAAGGCATGCAAGAGAAACGTCTTGCGGCTTTGCCGAATTGATCTCAATTACCAGTTCCGCCTTGTCCGCCTGCATATTTGCAGTATATCCGATTAGTTTTGCCTGTAGTTCTTTTGTCATAATTTATTCCTCCTCTACATGTGGTAGCAGGCAGAATGTAACTTTGCCTGCGTCAATTGTCAGAAATGCCCCTTTATCGTTGCTGTGTGCTTTTCCGTTTACTTCTCTTACCTGCACAAGGCGTACCCGCGACACTTTCTGATAGTCTTCGTCTTTCTCAATCTCTTTTATCAGCTTCTTTAAGAGCTTCAGATCAAACTCTGACGATGCAAGGATCTTATCGCCATCTTCAAGCGCACCGCACCCGGCGCACTTGTCAAGTAATGAATGATCTATTTTCATTTCAGATCATCTCCTTCTTTAATACACTCTTTCAAAACGAAATCATGCCATGTGTTCGATTCGCTCTGCTTTTTTGCCTGTTCAAGGCGCTTGAATTCACTTTCAGTGAATACAATATTCACGTTTCTGAGGCGTTCTGCCATACTCTCAGTTATGTCATCAATACTATATCAAACTATCATAGATAGTTATATATTGTAGATTGATCAATTATGTATCATGGTAGCAAACTATCACCAGCAGGCATTCGCGCTGCAAGAGGAACTGAACGCAATTGAAAAAGAGATCAAGCACTTAAACAAACTCAAAAAAGAGTTTTCCGGAAAGCTTGAAGAGTATATCAAGATTGCAAAGGCCACCGGGCATCGTGAGTTTGGCGGGTATAAACTGAAGGACGTTACAAAGACGCGCAACAGCAACGTGATCCTAATCGATAAGATCAAAGCAGAGCGCCCGGATATCCTGTGGAACATAGGCACTTATGCAATGCCCGCCGAGGACGTAGCATGGACTGAAGAACTCAAGGCGCGCTACCTTGACGGATACGATTACAGCGGGCATTACACACTGCTGTTAGGTCAGCTTGACGAGTATCTAGGAAAGAAAGAATCTGAGAACTACAAAGAAAAGATTGAAAATGTGACAATTACCACAGTCGTTGAGCGCGTTGAGAAAGAGCCAGAAGATATTATTGAGTGTGATTGAAATGGCATTTAATATTTTTACCGATTTAGATACACATTTTCAATGCGATATACATAAAATCGCAAAACTAATCCGCAAGCACCGCGTAGCAGCGCGCATGATCGGCAAGCAGAAAAAACTGCTTGTATCGCTTGCAAAACGCAATGCGCAGATTCAGAGAGAAAATAACATTTTAAAAAATGAAATGGCAAAGAAAAACAACAGAAACGTGATATATTTTTTAGAACAAGATATATCAAAAAAAGATGGTGAGATTAAGGCCCTGAAATGGGCGCTTCAGAATCTCCGTAACTAATCTCTTTTTTTGCCTGATTCGCGCCGGCAATATATGCCAGAGTAATCAGCGCGTCTGAAACTTCGTTTAACGTCATGTTACCTGACGTATTGTAAATTGGCTGTCCGTTCTCTTCTGATTTTGTGATGGTGAAGTGTTTCATAATGATCAATTTATTTTTGTGCTTGACGATCCATCCCAGTAATATAAATCATTACCTACAAGATATAAATAATGATTGGAGTCCCCTATTCTGATTCTATTGCCCAATATAAATAGTGCAGATATCGAATTTGTTGCCGTTATTGTTGATGCCGAAAGGGTATCAACTCCTGTAATATCGGCATCACCCGCCATAGTTAGATCACCCGTAATCGTTGTCGCGTGCAACGAAGAGGTGTTTGCGACATTTAACGAATCAATAGATACATTATCGTCGCAATAAATCTTACCATATGCCGATATCGCGTAACCATTTGTAGTATTGTTTGTGGCGTGGATTGTAGCATATGCTGTAGATGTACTTCTCGGCGTGCTTGAGGCGACAATACATCTCCTATTAGTCTGGGCGGTTAGAATATCCACACAGTCCGCGTCAGATGTCGAATTTATATCTATGGGGATTCCTGCGTCAGAATCAAGCCTTATGTTCCCTGACGGGGTGATTTGGACGCGCTGAGTGGATGAATCATACATATATATCTGCGCGGTGTCCTGAACAAGATCAATATATGTGGTGTCATCTGCGCTCTTTTTTAATTTTATTCCTGTTGTTTTGATCTCAAGTTTGCCGTCTGCCGTAGCAATATCGCCATCTATGGTCACTTGACTGCCAGACCCAATGGTGCATGCAGTAAGCGTGCCCTGAATATCCAATGTTTCTGCCGAATTGTCCCATTTTATGCCCGCGCCGCCGGCATAATCTCCGATAATCACATCTCCAACATCAGTTCCGCCAACGAGGCATTTAAATACATCATTTGATGATCCATCTACTACCTGTATCCCTGTATTAGTATCCGGGAAAATCCGCACCCTTGCGCCAGATGCTGCGCTGTCATATTGTCCGCCGAGATCATCGACCTTATCAGAAGGATCATATCCAGATGCAAAAGACGTTGATCCCGTAATCTCAATCAGATTGCCCGATATTTGCACACCCTCAGAACTCAAATTAATAGTTGCAACGATGTTTCCTGTGTTTGCAAGCTCTGAATCTTCCCACGCCGATCCAGTCCAACGATAGCATTTATTATTGTCGTCAGAATCAAACCACAAATCGCCCTCTTTTAGATCATCGGTTGGCGCGCTTGCCTGAGTATAGGTATTAATCCCTTTTGCAGTGAGGCTTATTTTATCTGCGCTTATTACCAAACCCTCTTCTTCAGAAGCATTTATTGTGGCAATTACGTCTGTATCTTCACCGCCAATCACAGGGACAAAATTTAGTTCTGATGTCGTAACTGTTCCAGCAGTAATATTACCCCCGTCAATAGTTGTAGTGCCACCCGTCACCCAGTCAATCACCGAGAATGTGCCAAGAACTGTTACCTGCCCCGCGCCGATCTGAGTTGCCACAGACTGTGATATATCCTGAATATTTAATATATCGCTGAATAAATCAGATATGTCATTTTTTATAGTGCTCAGTCCTACCTGGATATTTTCCGGCGCGAGTAAATCAAGCCCTAAGCTAACAATAGATGTGCTTACATCAACACCAAGCAGATCATCAATCACGCGCACGCGAGTATCAAGTCCGAGCGACTCAAGAGAATAATCATATCCGGCCACATCTGCAAGATTCAGAACATCGACAGTATATTGATAAGGCGGATCTTTCTGCGCTTCAAGAATCTGAATTGCATATTTGATCAGTGTGGTTGGATGTGTGATTGACTTATCAATGTATTTCCGAGCACGAACGCCATACGTTGCCTGACTGGCAGTATCCTCAATATATTCATTTGGCGGCGCTTTTATAATACCTGTGATCTTGCCGTATATTGTTGTTGGCGCAATTGGTGTTTGCGCGATTTCTTGCCCGATATTTGGCGTTTCTGTAGTTCCAGTTTTATAATATATAATATATCCAATGGCGGAATTATCAGAATATGCTCCAGAAATCAGGACTGAATCAACAATTATAATGCTTACAATATATGCTCCGCCAGATCCAATATATGCTGTTTGGCCTGGTGTTGGCGCAGCCTCACCATTTGAGAATTTAACAACGCCGAGATAATCATTATAACTACTCAAATTAATCCGCGCATCGCCTTCACCTTTGCCATACGCATAGACGCGATTTACAAGGCTTTGATATTGCGGGGTATAACTGATCGCCTTAAGATTTTTTGAGCGCCTTATTTGCCTCACAGGATCGCCTGTGTTGTCGTTATACCAGTTAAGGCGATATAAACTATCAACTTCAAACCATCCACCATACGCAGATCGAATATTATTTAGAACAGAATATATGTCTGAAGATTCAGCCGCAATTGCAATAGTTTGTGTCGGCTCAATCGTTCCAACAGTGATTTCAGGCGCGTTCACCTGATATGCAAGCAGTTCTGAGATCACAGTTGAAAATGCTTTGCCTGTGTCTGTTGTATCATATGAATCCACATACTCTTCAGAAAGGCGCGTTAAAATACCCTGATATGTCGCTTTAATCAGCAATTCAGAATCAGAATCTATTATTTCAGGATCATAAAGTCTGAAGATACTGTGCTCATATGCTCCTGTTTCTGTGTTCCAAATCTTGAGATAATATTGCGGATTGATGAACGATGCTTTATCACAGTCCTGCGGAATTGTAACAGACACAGACGGCGCGCCATCAATGGCAAGGCTCAGTTCCGCAGACACAATTATTTCATCCTGCAATACTGCCTGTCGATTGCCAGATGAATCAAACAAATCTAATCTATATGTCATCTCACCAGAAGCCCTCCCCTACATACTCATAATTCATATGATATCCTGTGCCGTCAATAATATTGCCTTCATATACAAGCCAATCGTGTTTTTCGCCTGAAGAATATCCGTGCGCGCGATGAATGCCGCGAATACCAACAGAAAGCGCCATTTCTTCAATCAATCTGCTGTAATCTGTACAATCCCCTGTTTTTTCGTTCCAAATGTCTTCTATTAGGCGCGGCCTCCTATATCTTTTATAAACCATATGTTGATTTACCCAGTCACGGATGTTTTTTACAGTGCGGTATTCTGTCAGAACGCCGCTCGGGGTAAATATTACAAGCGACTGCGCGACTTCTTCAAGTGTTTCAGGCGCTTTAATTTCTTCTTCTTTTAGCTTAGGAACTATGTTCTGCTCTTCGATTGCAGTTTTAACAGATGGATTCTGCCGCAAAAAAAGAGAAGTGATCCAATCCCAGAAAGACATTATTCCCCCTGTTCTTCAGTATCTTCTGGATGCTCGGAAATATATGCCGCATTCACAGTCTCAAAGTCTGTGATCTCATATCCAGACACATCGCGCGATGAATTGATCTGATATGTCCAATCGTCATAGTATATATTATGTGTGTTTGGCTTCCCGCCAACCGTTACAAATCTGATTTCTGTCATTTTATTTTCACCTCAGAATTTATTTAAATACGCGCTTAGAAACGGCGCAATTGGATATTTAGGAAACGATGGTGTATTAATCAATACCGTTGTGGAATTATATGGCACACAATATATTTTGCCGTTCGGTGCGAGGCACGCGCCATACCATTTGTTTGTGTCACTGCTTAATCCGGTAATTGTCGTTGTATCTGCCGTATCTGTCTCAGGATCGATTATCAATACAGTTGTAGAATTATAAGGAACACAATATATTTTACCATTTGGCGCGAGGCACGCGCCAATCCATTTGTATGTGTCACTGCTTAATCCGGTAATTGTCGTTGTATCTGCCGTATCTGTCTCAGGATCGATTATCAATACAGTT